TGATGTCCGTCTATGTCATCAATGGTAAAAAATACAAAGCGGTTTTAGATGAAGTTCCAAAAGAGTTTGAGCCGATTAATGGTATTTATCGCACGCTTACGCTATTTAAATCTTCAGGGTATAAGCCTAAGAAAAATGATCGCGTAACGATAAATAACATTGAGTATATTGTTAGCGGTTTCAGCTTTAATTCAGGAACAATCATTCTACAACTAGAAGAGGATGCAAGTTACTGATGGCAATTAATGACGACATCGAGAAAGCCAAGAAAGCATTAACCGATATTGATAAAAAAGCAGTTCCTCAAGCTATGGCGCGGACAATTAACAATGTTGCTGCCAAAGTTATGGTGAGAGCTGTAATAGATACGTCCAAGAAAGTGGATGTTCCTAAGCGCTTTATTAAAGGCCGAGCGAAACTAGAACGCGCAAAACCAAGAAGATTAAGCGCTTTTATCAAGGTTAATCGAGGAAATCTACCGGTAATCCGATTAATCAAAGGTGACGGAAGATTTGTTAGAAGAGGCGAAAATAAAGGTCAGTTAAAAGTCGGGAATCGTTTTTTTCAAAGAGCATTTATTCAAAAGCTCCAAAACGGAAGAACGCAAGTAATGCAACGACAAGGGAAAGACCGTTATCCAATCGATGTAGTTAAAATTCCACTCAAGATTCCGCTAACTGAGGCTTTTCATGCTGAAATTAAACGCGCATACGAAAAAGAGATGCCAATGGAATTAAGAAATCAGTTAATTAGACAAATTCAGATAGTGGTTAAGAAATGAAAATTCACTCAGAAATTAGACGAGCAGTTATCGATAGGCTAACAGCTCACCTGCCAAAGGTTAAAGAGTTTAGCAATGGAAAGCCATCATTCTCAGATATTGAGAATCAAAGCCCTACTGTTGCGGTGTTTATCAGTAATGTGACGCCTACAGGTTATCTTGATGGAACGTTACAGGCTACATTGCACGTTGCTGCGTTTATGAAGTCAGCATCTAGAGAAGATGATTTGGATAAGCTGGCCCAAGAAATCTATGAAAGTGGAATCGTTGAAGAATCATTATCAAGCCTAACCGAAACAACTTCATTCTCTTCGTTTGATTACGATCAAGATGAACAAATGGCAACGTGGATCGCTGCCGACATCCAATACAACATCACTTACGAGGTCAATAATGGCTAAAAAAGACACAATACCAATGAAAGGCGCAGGTACGCAGTTTTTCCGTTTAAAAGACGAGAAAGAGACCACTGCCATTCAAGGTGGAACAATTTCAGCGGCAGAAATCAAAAAAGCCGAAAACTGGGATCGTATTGCAAAAATTAAAGAGCTATCGCCTGGTGAAGTTACTGCAGAAAGTTATGAAGATAACTACTTAGACGATCCGAACGCAGAGTGGAAATCAACAAGCCAAGGTGCTAAATCAGCAGGAGAAACCTCTATTACTCTAGCATGGCTACCTGGTGATACAGCTCAGCAAGCCATTGTCAAAGATTTTGATAATGGCGCAAAAAAATTCTACTTGGTTGTATATCCAAACGGTACTCGAGATGTGTATTTCGCTTGGGTATCTTCTTTGGGTAAAGCTGTTCCACAAAACGAAACAATGACACGCACAATCAAGCTAACTAATGTTGGCAAACCATTATTAGCTGAAACAAATCAAGCAGGTGATTAATCATGTTAAAACAAATCAAGTTTGAAGTTAATGGGCAAGTTCTTCAGTTGTCCGCACTGTCTGCTTTAGATTATCTCGAATATGTCGAGTACATGAATTCGCTCGAAAAGCCTGATCCGATTAAGGCGGAAGATACTGAGAAAGAGATTAATGCAAAGCTTAATAAAATGACAAGAAATAACTTGTTGGCGCACGCGCGATTAATTGCTTTCTCGTTGTCACACGCACAGACAGATAAGACTATTGACGAGCTACAAAATGAAGTCTTAACAACGCTCACAAATAACGACTTCTATCTCGTTCTTGATGCTGTTCAGAATGTGTGCAACTTCCCAAAATCAGAAAATCAGGAAGAAGTAGCGCAGGCAGACAGTGCGGACGGTGAAGTAAAAAACGCCTAGAGGCCGAACTTGATTTTGTTTTAAAGCTTGCGCACGAATTCAAACGTGCGGACTATCGAAGAATGCTCCGTGAGATGTCTCTTGCGGAGTATTTTTCTTGGTACAAATATTTCGGAAAACGACCTTTCACGCTAGAAATGCTTGATTACGGTTACGGAATAATGACAAGTTCGGTCTATAACTGCGCCGCCGCTAAACAGGTAGTAACGGCTAGAGATTTTTCCATATTTAATTCTGAGGAACCGTCACGAGAAATGACGGACGATGAAATGATGGAGGCATCCGCTGCAAATTCAGGAGTATTGAGAATTGGATCAGATTAGCAATTTAAAAATCAAACTCGAGGCAGAGACAGCTAAATTTACCGAAGAAATTAATAAAGCGCGTAAATCTCTAGACGGGTTTGGGAAAACCACTGGTGGCATCAATCTCACAAAAATTGCAATCGGTGGATTGGCAACAGCGGCGCTAGCCGCCACTGGAGCTGTTGTTTCTTTTGTTGGTTCTTTAGGCGATGGCATAAAGATTTTTGAAGAAACAGAGCGGTACATGGCAAGAACAGAGGCTCAACTAAGAGCAACTGGATCGGCTGTTGGATTTTCATCTTCCGAAATGGATAAATTTGCCCGTTCTGTGGCAATGAACACACTCGCTAGCACAGATGGTGTGCGACAAGCGATGTCAGTAATGATGACATTTAAAAGCGTTACTGGCGAATCATTTAAAGAGGCTATTAAGCTATCTCAAGATTTAGCCGAAACATTTGGTACTGATATTTCTAGCGAGGCTAGAAACCTTGGGAGAGCTTTAGAAAGCCCAGCTGAGGCAATATCTATTCTAAAAAGAAAGGGTATTGAGCTTACATCAGAACAGCAAAATTTAATCAATTCATTTGTTGAAACCGGTGATAAAGCTAAAGCACAGGAAATTATATTTAAAGCGTTACAAGAACGCGTAGGTGGCACCGGTGAATCCGCAGCGAGTGGCACGTTATCAGGTTCTCTTGATACGCTTGGACAGGTGACTGATGAATTAAAAGAACAGTTTGCCGAAACCACAGGCATTACAAAATTTTTTAAAAGTGCTGTTGATAGCCTTTCTGGAGCTTTTATTAGATTAACCAAGGCTATGAAAGGCGTAGATACTGCGACCCATGTAAAAAATCTTGAAAATGAAATTTCAATTTTAGAGAAATCTAAAAAATCCTTAGAACAACAGTTTGAATCTGGTGCCTTTGATGGTAGTGATGAAGTGTTGGCCGCAATGCGTGAGCAAATGGACCAGCAGCAAGCCAACTTAGACAAGGCTCGAGCAAAACTAAAAGAAGAACAGGATAAACAAAAGGCAGATGCTGATGCTGCTGAATCAAAACGCAAGAAAGCTGAGCAAGAAGAAAAAGAGAATGCCGGCAAAGCTCAGCTTGAAAAGATTGAAGATAAGCTAAAATCTCGACAACAAAAACTAACTGAGCAACATGAGAAAGACAAGAAAGCTATCCAAAATCTTGTGTTGAGTGAAGTTGAGATTAAGAAACGTGGCTTTGAAACTATTGATCAGTTAAGAAATGCTGAGCTTAATAAACTTGAACAAAACTACAATGAGCAAATAGCCACAGTAAGCAAAGGCGAGAGCAAGAAATCCGCGATTAAGTCAAGTCGTGGAACTAGCCGTAGAACAAGCGATGTTGCCTCTCTGGATATGCAATACGCTAACGAGATGCAAAAGGTAGAGTTACAGCATCAACAACGTATAGCCAAGATTAACGGAATGGCTATATCTGAGAAAGATGCCAAAGAGCGCGGTTTTAGTAGCGCGTTAGAGTTGAGAAAGCATTATCTGGAGTTAGAGGCTCAAGCATACGATCAAGCATTAGAAAAACAGAAAGCGAAAGAGATTAAAGAAGATAAAGATAGAGCTGATAAAGTGCGGTCTTTTTTTAATGATATTCGTGGGTCTGGAAATAACCAGTATGTTCAGAATGATATCACTCGAGAAGATCAGCTTGTTAAGGCTCAAGAGCTTTATGAGCAACAACTGATCAACGTTCAACAATTTGAAGAGGCCAAAGCGTTAATAGAAGATCAGTATCGGAAACGTAAAGAGGATTTAGATAGACAAGCGATGACGACACAGTTAAATATTGCTGCATCACTATTTGATGGATTAGCTGGTTTATCTGAGGCGGCTGGTGGCAAGCAGTCTGCTGCGTATAGAACTCTTTTCTCAATCTCTAAATCATTCCAAATTGCTGAATCTCTGATTAACTTACACGCGGCGGTAATGAAAGCGATGAATGACCCAACAGCGGTTACACCAGCGCAGAAGTTTGCGAATATGGCGGCGGTTGCAAGTCAAGGTGCGGCAGTTTTGAATCAGCTTAAAAGTGTCACTATTTCTGGCGCCCGTGCTAGCGGTGGTTATGTTGGTGGTGGCAGAACGTATCTTGTCGGTGAGAAAGGACCTGAGCTATTCACACCTGGAGCAAGCGGGCAGATCACAAGTAATTCAAACTTAAACAAGGCCTTGGGTGGTTCGAGCAATAAGACAGTTGTCATTAACCAGACAAATAACTTTGGCGACGGCGACAATGATCCGGCACTAGCCGAGAAGATTGCTAGATTAACCAGAGCGCAAGTTTACGATGTGCTTAGAACTGAATCTAGAAGTGGCGGAATGTTGAGGTAGCGAATGAAAGAGCTATTTAATTTTAAAATCCAATGGGGAATGCAGCTAGATTACAAGCCAGAAGTTGATGTTATCAAATTTGGCGATGGTTATCAGCAACGCAGAGCAAGAGGTATTAAC